GAAGTCTTGTTTACCTGCAAACTCTGCCGCCGCTGCGTTGATAATAAAATCACCATCTTCTGCATCCATCGGCTTGTTGTCAGCAACAGTTTGTTGTGGAGGAACATTTGGTTTGTGTCCACCTATGTATTGTGGGGGTCTAACTACGTTTGGGTTATTCATAATTAAGTCACATCACCAAAATCTTCATACCCTGAAGGAGATTCATAATCATCAAAACTATCCCCCTCATCATCATCAGAATCTTGAAAGAAAGGGTCTGGCAGTGAAGCAAATTCAGCAACTTTTTGTCTATTTTCTGGTTTCGTTATTGTTGTATATACCGTACCTGCAGGTTGGTTACCATACCCACTAGTTTGAAACGTTTTACCTGCAGCTAAATCTGCCCCTCCTCCTACTAAATTTGAAGCTACAGGAGACAGTACATCTGGTAATCGTGTTCTTGTTACTCTAGCTGTTGTAGGAGTTGTAATTGGAGGAAGATTTCGTATATTTAAATCCCCTTCACTGTAAACATCAGAGTCAAATCTTTCACTAAATCTGTAACCACCTAATTTGTCTGTTCCAGTAAGATTTCGTGGAGTATTAAAGTTTATAGCAGCTTCTCTATCTAAATAATTTACACCACCCCTATAACCAATCTCTCTACCTAAATTTCTTTGAATCGTGTCTTCTGTTATAGGAATATCTTCATAATCAATTTCTGATTCGTACAATCCTGTTCGTGGGTTGTATAAATCCATTGGTCTACCTGTATTAGATCTTGATATATAAGCTTCATCTGCACTATATGCAGGAAAAATAACATCTGCATCTCTAAATTCACCCGAACCGATTGTAGGTGTTGTTTTAATTTTAATAGCATCCTCATCTACAGGTCTAGGTTTAGGTGTTAATATTTGTGATTGAATACGATTCATAATTTTTTTACCTTCTTCTATTGATGTGCCTGAACTCGTAAACATAGTTCTTCCTTTTCGCACTTCATCCACCCACTGTTTTGCTAAATCTCTGTTGCCACCAAATTCTTTATCAGCTAATTGTTGTAGTCCTTTCATAGAGCCGTAGTATGATGTTTGACCATTTGGATCTACAAATGAACCGTCTGCTCTATAACCTCCTTCACCACCAACGCCAAATCCTTCTTCATTAGAAATACCAAATGAACTTGGTAAAAACCCTTTTTGTATTGCTTCCAAATTTAAAACTTGTTGATTAGTTATCCCCATTGGTAATGTTCCAATATAATTTCCATTTCCGGGGCGTCTTACTAAATACGTTCCATCTACACGAATTGCATACCCCGTATCTTGACCTGCTTGTCCTGCAACTTCTTTTCTTTGGGGATGATCTGCGGGTAAATCTGATATATTAAAAGCTCCTAGAGCCGCTTGAACTTCTTTTGAAGCTGCCATTTTTTCACTCATCGCTAAATTGCCTATTGGGGTAAACATACCTCCCCCAACGTTTTCAGTACCCCAAGGAGTTTCGTAGTCTTTCCCAAACAATGCTGAACCCACCAATGCACCCGGAAATCCTGCAGTTGAGAGTCCACCAGTTGTTACTAATAAATTTCGTTTAAAATCAGATTTATCTCCAATACCTTTACTTTTTTTGTAATCATCCCATGATTTAGCAGATAAATCCATACTTTGTAAATCTACAGCACTTACTTTTGTATCGTAGTAATTGCCCATAGCTTGCAATGATCCATCTGGTTTTGTTCCAAGTTGAGTAGAAAGAAGATTTATTGTATCAGAGTCACCTTGACTTACCCCTGTTGCACTTAAAACTGTGGCTACTTCTTGTTTTTTATCATCATCTTTGTCATCATCATCATCTCTTACAGTCGATTTAATTCCTGTAGTTCCTAAATAATCTTTGTAAAAATCAGGTCTACCAAGTGCGTATTCTTCAGGAGAATAAGATCTTCCCGGAATAAATCCTGTATCTATAATTTCTTCAGCCATTTTTAATTACCCCTTCGTGACTACTCTTCAGGTTGAGGAGCATTTCCAGTAAAGCCAGTCTCCCCTGCAGTTGGCGTAGCTCCGACTCCGATTGTGCCGTTACCAGACCCTTGACTGTCAGTTCCTTCAGGCTGTTGAGGTACTCCATTAGGTTGTTCCATTCCTTGCTGTTGATTAGGGGCGACAGCACCCTCGCTTGTTCCTTGTTGAGCATCTTGCATCATTCCTTTTAACATTTCTGCGTACAGTTGTGCTTCGTTGTGGTCATTAACTAAAGTTTCTGGATCTATATCTTGTGCTATTGCAAGTTCTTTTATTAAGTTTGGTATTTTTATAAAAGGTGCAAGCATTGGATTAGATACAGTTTGAAGTAACGCAGTTAGTCTTTGAGTGCGAACTTCTTTTTGCATAACCGCAGCAACGCCACGTGGTTTTATTTCAAGATCCCCTTTTATATCTTCTATGTCTGGATTAAATTGCATGTTCCATTGAAAGAAAGCTTCTCCAACTGGTTTAAGAAGATTATCGTCTATATTTTTTATAACTGTTTTCATGGATAAACTCGCTGAACCCATTAACATAGAAAGTCCTGCAGCAGTTCTACCTGTGCCAGTTACTCCTGTTTGTCCGTGAAGTATAGATGGTATACCCGTTTCTTCATCCGCAAGTTGTCGTGATATTTGATACATCTGTATATTTTCTGGAGCAGTGTTTGGAAACTTTAATCCGTTGATTGCTGTACCAGTTACACCAGATTGTCGTCTAAATATTTTACCGGGAAAAATATCCATGTTTTGCCCCGGAACAAGACTTGCTTCATCCACGTCAAGCACAAGATTACCTGCAAGTGCAAGGTTGTCTATTGCCATACGAACGTGTCCATTCATAAGCATTTGTGCATCTTCCATGTTTTCCGCTACACCAACTCCCCACAATTGATAAGGGTTGATTTCAAATGGAAATGCTTGATAAGGTATACGTGCAGGAGTAAATGGGTTTGCAACGCATCTAATAATCATATTGCCACATACCCAAACGTTAACTTGCATCTGGTCAAATTCAGACATTTCATTAACGCCTTGCATACCAACTTCATCAGCATATTTTTTATCAATTACACCCCAATACTCAAGAACTTCAAATCTGTTTTCTTGATAGTATGGCTCAGTTTCATCTTCACGGATTGTATCTTCGTAGTATTTATCTTCGTAGTTTGCACCTTTTGCAAGGCACTCTTCAATAGCTGCTGCATCAAAGTAAGGTCGTTTAATAAGACCACGAAGTTGTTGTCTGTTCATACGATGACGTTGTATGACATACTCACAGTCTTCTATACTAGTGGCTGATGGATCAGGATGAAAATCCCACAAAGAAACATATTCAATTCGTGGCATTACTTTTTCATAAGGTGAATATACTCTATTACCTTGTTCATCATTTTCCCAGTTATGTACTTTTTTATAAAAATTAAATGGGCCTTTGACTATTCCTGTGCCTAAAAGAGATGATTCAAATATAGCTCTACGAAACACATTAACAGCGTTGCTATCAAGTAGTTGGTCGTGGATGCACTTTTCCATACGCATTGCCATTTTTTGTGCAGGTTTAACTTGAGGTTCACCTAATTTAGATGTGCCTGCGACAAGCATGTTTGGAAATTCTTTACCATATGATCCTAGTTTGTGAGGTTCTTCTACAGATAAAGCTCCCGGAAGAAGTTGTTTCCCGTCTCCTTCAAATCCGTACGGATTAGTCATTTCATCAATTGGTGTTTTCATGTGAGCAAACTCTTCAATACCTTCTGGTATTGGAGTTGGTTCGACCACCAACGGAAACTTCTTGTTAGCAAAAAGTATGTCTACAATTTGACCATACGCTGCAAGAACTTTAGTTTTGGTTATTTTAATAAACACCCTAGAACGTTCAGAATCACGATATTGTGTTGTAGAATCGTAAATACCCCTAAAGTTTTTATACGCTTGTAACCAACGATGTTCGTGTGAACGTCTGCCATTTTCTGAATCTTCAAACTTCTTTTTAACGTACCCTGCTAATCCGGGCATTTCCTCTGACGGATTATTTATAGATACGCTAGAATCATCTTCAGGTTGAAGAAAATTTTCATCAGCCATTATTTTTTACCTTGAATTAGAAGTAGTTTCTGTCTTCCGCCATTGAATTAAAAGAAGCTTCAACTGTTGGTTTAGTTTGCTTCTTTGGCATATCAACTTGTAAAGCATCTTGGTTTACTTCAGTTGAAAACTCAAGACCTTCTCTGTGCAAGCTAGTAGAACCTTCAGCGTTATCCACTGTTATTTTATCTGATCCCATAATATAAGCTGCACCTTTATTTAGATTGTCTGCCATTATTATCTCCTTATTTGATTTTTATTTATAAACCCACCAGAAGAAAATCCTGTTGGGTAGCCAAAGCCTGACATCATTGATTCTAAGAAAGATCCACCTTTTTTTATTGAAAGATCTTCTTGAATTTTTTCACCTGTAAATTTCTCTACACCTTCTCCCACTTTTTCTATTTCCCTAATACCAATTGGTAAAGGATTAATTGTCTCAACACCTGCTCTACCTAAAGCTTCTTGTTCTGATTTACCTTCTTGTATAGATTCTTGATATTCAAAAGCTCCGCCTACAAGTGGAAGAGACTTTGCAGTTGTAGATGCTATCGTTGCTGCAGTGGTAATAGCAGCTTTACCTGCCTTTGATTTTGCAACTTTTTCTACTCCTTGAACAATATCATCCCAAAGTCCTTGATCTTTTAATGTTTGTTGTACATCAGGGTCAAGGTCTTTCCACGCATTTGCATCAAGATTTAATTTTTTTTCTGCTTTAAGTTTTTTTTGTAATTCTTTTTGTTCAAGAGTAGCTTGAGCTTTTTTAATTTTTTCTGATTCAGAAAGTTCTGCAACTTGACTTTGTAAATCTAATTTTGTTTTTGTTTTTTTTAATTTTTCTATTTCAATATTTTCTTGCAAAAGTTGTTCTTTTTTAGTTCCTGTTACGGCTTGTGCTTTTGCTAAATTTATTTCTTCTGTTGTGGCAGCTCTTGGTTTTACAATTTCTTTTAAAGCATCTTGATCAAATTTAAAATCAGTCTTGTGTCCATCATAAACTTTTACACCATCGTTTGCAACGTCTAGCGTTGGTGTATTTAAACCGTACCCTGTAAACAGATTATTAACTGTGCCTGCATTTAGATTAAAAGCAGAGGTCTTTATCATATTTTCAGTAATGTTACCTATAGCTTTTGACTCTGGGGTGTTTACTTTATAGGACTTTGCTTTTGTACCTAGTGCTTTATGACCCATGAAGTCATCCCCTAGATTACTTGGAAGTTTTAGATCACTTTCAAGTGCTTCGATATTTGCCGACCGTATTATCTCTGTGAGACCTGTAACAATTTTACCTTTTCTGTCTACAGGTAAAGATATTTCATGTCGATCTAAAAATTTAGGAAGTAAATATTTTTTCCAAGCTTTGTTTACTTTGTCTTGACTTGTGCCAAACAATTTAATTTCTGCATTAGGCATGTCGGGGTTTGCTGTTTTAGCTTTGTTGTATACACCTTTGAGAAACTCGGCAAATGACCCAGTGTAAGTCGTAGCGTATCTTGTCTTTTTACCTCTAACCTCTCCTTTCACAGAGACTGAAGTATTACCCTGTTTATCAGTAATTATTGACACGTCAGACAATCTTAAAGATTTATAATCCTCTGTATCATTCAATATTGTTCCAACTCTGTGGCTTGTATATCTGTGATATATAAGAAAATCTTTGGTGGCATCACTTATTGCTTTGTCACCTTTCATTTCGTTAAAACCTTCAGCGTAGATTTTATCTATCTCTTCAAAAGGTATCATACCTCTCATGGCTTGTTCGCCACGAAGCTGTCCTTTAGCACCAACGTCTTTAGCTAAACCTGTTGCACCTGTAACATTTGTGGTGAGATTAGCTAAGCCAGATTCAACTAAACCCTGATTAGTATACTTTTCTAAAGCTTGAGCCTTGACATAAAAATCAGCTTCTACCTTACCTTTACCTGCTTGTATGTTGGTTAAATAATCTTTGCTCTGTACTGTATTAAAGTAAAGACTTTCTAGGGTTACGTTTTCTCCTAACTTACCTTTTATTATAGCGTTTTTAAAACTTTTTATATTTTTAGCAGCATTTTTTTCATTAGCTTCTTTTGCTCTATTCTCAGCAAAGTCTAGTGCTTGTCCTATTGTTATATCTTGTGTTATTTCTGCCATTTATTAATATCCAAATGTTTGATCATGGACTTGGTAGACCTGATTCTTGATGCCATTAAGCGTTTTATGAATTGACACATACCCTGTCATCCTTGTCATTAACATGTATCGTAACGCATCGTATGCGTGGTCTTCCGCTTTTGTATCTACGTCTTCTGCATTTGTTTTGCTAAGAGGTATACCTGCCAGTTGCTTGATAAGGTTGATACAATTCGGAAATATTCGTAATCGTGGTTCGTTTGTTCGTGGGTCATCCGCCAACCGCCTATGTATTTCCATTTTTCCTTGAAGTCTGTTTCTATCAGATGGAATCCAACGGACTCCTGATCTCATCATTGTTTCTGCGATTGAAGGGCCAAACCCTGTTTTGTTCCAACACGAAGAATCGAGTACTGTGTAGTGTGGTGTTGGATCGTTTTCTTCTACTTGTAATATTCTATCAGCCAGTTGCTCTGCTGTCAAGTGTTTTACGTATAATTCACGATAAACCCAGATATTATTATCCCAATCAATAGCACCCCAAAGAACGCATGACGGACTCGAGTAGCCGTAGTCGGCGGCTCGTATGCGGGGGAAATTGAATGGAAGCTCAAAACTCGGTGTAACATGTTTACTTCTTGAAAATTCTGGAAACGCCGCACCTTCTGTTACTTCCCAGTCTCCTTCAAGAAGTCGTTTACGTTCGACTTCAGGAAGGGAACGTAACATCGCTTCGTATTGACCATCAGCTAACAAGTACGGATTGTCAGTTAAACGGGCAGGAATGAACCTGCGATAAAATAAAGGTTGCCCTGCTTTGTCGTGTCCATTGGGCCACAAAAACGGTTTACCTGTTTCAATGTCTAACGCAGGAAACGTAGAGTTGTGTTCTGATGGGTCAATATACATCTTCTTTACCCACCATCCACCAACTCCTCCGGGGTTAGCAGTGCAACGCATATACAGATTGTTTTGTAATTCTGTATCAGTTGAACGAAGTCGTGAACGAAGATAATCCCAAACGTACGGTGTTGGGTATTGTGTTATCTCGTCTATACCTATCCAGTTAAACGACTGTCCTTGAAATCGAGTTACGTCTTTGTCTTTGTCAAGGTACGTAAACCAGATGGTTGCACCTGATGGAAATATCCATGTGGACTTTGACTCTCGGAATCTTGCACCGGGAAACGCTTTAGGATAAAGCTGTCGTGATTTGTCTATGAGTTCTGTTAACTCATCCAGAGTACGCCTAAGAAGAAGCCCACGATGGTTGCCGTTATGGCAATACCGTAGGGGGTCTGCAAGTAAGGCAAAACTTTTTCCTCCACCTGCACTGCCACCGTACAGAACATCTCTTTCACTTGAGGAAAGAAATTCTTCTTGAGGCCCTTCATTCGGTTGAAAAATAATTTCACGCCCATCCACAAGTTGCTCAACGGCACTAGGAAGGCTCTCCAAGTCTGCTTTATCAATAAGTGTGGTTTCATTACTACTGAGTCCTTTCTCGACCTTTGTAATCTTCTGTTCAAGTTCACGAGCATATCTTCGCTTGCTCTCAGCTTGTTTCGTAACTTTATCTGCTCTTTTCTTGGCATCTCGTAACCTCTTTTGTGATTGTTTACGTGCCTTTACTGCAGCGGAATAGTAATATGTTGCTTTGGGTGCGTTGGGGTCTTTCTTTGGTCGCCCACGTCTTTTTTGTTCGGTCATTTAATCTACGTAGCTTACTTTTCTTGGTTGATTCTTTGAATAAACTTTACCCCCCGTTTTAAATTTTCCGTAATCGTAATCATCTTTTAACATTTTCATTATGTTTTTTATTCTTTCTTTTAGAGCATCTACTTCTTTAGGACTTTTTGCACTTTCTAATTTTCTTTCTGCGTGTTCTAATCTTGAAAATAAATCAAATTTCTTCTTAGCCATCTATCACCACCTCTTTCTTAGGCGGCAACAGAACTATTCCGTGTACTGCCTGCACATTTACGTTGGTTGTTTCTTGTTTACCCAGTCCAACTCTATTTAAAAGCGATTCTGCAGCCCTGAAGCGTAGGTCGTCTCCTCTTTCGGGTACTGGGTTGTCAATTGTTGTTACAAGGCGTGACGCAGCCTTATATGCGTTCATAGACAGCACGTTTTGTGTGCGTCTGATAATCTCGTCAGCAAGATTGTTGCGTAACCATGTGGTAGATCCTTTAGAATAACCTGCTTTAACTGCTGCATCGGTTATGTTTCCACCGTTTTCAAAGAGATTTGTAAGAAATTGCTCTTCTTTAGGGGTTATTTCACGTTCTTTGCTTCTTTGTTTTGGGAGTAAATTTGTCACAGCGATAACCTCGTGGCTGCATTTCAGGTTTGTATAAGGGCATTTCGTTAATTATCTCATAAACTCGTGCCAAACACTCATCTCGTGTTATGTATGGACCTCGTGTGTCCTTAAACTCTTGACAAAAGTCGGGTAATTGTGGTTTTCCCCACAAACATGCTAATACAAACGCTTCGAACATAAGTTTCTTTCGTTAAACAAACAAAAATCAGTCAATAAAGCCAAATACACTGTTTTTATATTAAAAGATACTTGGTTGCATGTGCTTTAATTGATGTTTTGTTACCCTAATAATAGTAACTTATATAGCAATAGTCAAGAAAAATAAAAAAAATCTTGACAGATCGTGATTTGGTCGGTACAATCGGAGTGTAACCCTCCGGGAAATACACCATACCCCCAAAATAACTGTTATTAGTATAGAGAAAGGGATTACCCCGCCCCGTTCTTACCCTAAGGGTATGCCCACTAAGTTGTATGAGTAACTAATTCACACAAAAATATGGCGATATTGCATGCAAATGCAAGGGGGGGTGGGGTGTCCCTCGCACACCCGCAGACGAATATATTTATGTATTTTTTATCATTGATAGTTATTAAAAAGCCAAAGGCAACCAGTAACCCCGCCAGATATATCAAATAAATATCAAATATTAGCTTAAATATTACCTCACATTATATGCGTGTAGTATACTTGAGCAAGTTAATCATACAAGTTAACCCGCCATATTGATATTTTCGGTTTATATTGCGTTTAAATCCCACCAGACGACCAAACAATAAAACCAACGATAATAACAAGTTACATATATTTCTGGCTTGTTGGCATAAAAAAACCCGCCTAACTATGAAGTCAAGCGGGTTCTTTCTGGAGGAAAGCTTTAGTTAACTATTTAAATGAACCATTTTATATTCGCCAGATTTTATTTTCCTTTCAGTTTCTTTTCTATTCTCGCCTAGAAACTGATTTCTATAACGGCTAGTTGTTGACGAATAATCCCAACTGTTTATATCCAAAAAAGTTGCGGATTTAAAATCATTTTGAACCTTAACCGCTATAATAGTTTCATAACTTTGGAAAGTCTGGCGGGTAATGTTGCCTTCTCTCTCTGATATAATAAATTGGTTTGGAACTGCTCGACCTTTCCAATTTTTAAAGTTTTCAACCTTCTTTAATGCAAACATATTAACCCGCCTTTCTTTCAGCTATTAACTCTTCGAGATCAATTTGTTTATTATCTAAGTCTTTTTTAAACTTGTTGATCTCGCCATTATCCCAAAGTTTCTTTTCGGGAGTTCCCCACCTTGTCGAAGTAAAAAAATGAAACCTTCCCATCTCTTCCGCATGTTTAAAATGCTTTCGTCTGGTTTTTGAAATGGTAGTTGCTAACCTTGTCGGCAAACAAGTTATAACTTGGTCGGGTGTCGTATTTAAATCAACAGTAAAAATAAGATTGCTATTTTCATCTAAAACACGCATTTTGCAGATTGTAAACGTTTCAAATACTGTAAATTGCATCTCGATGGATTGACCGCCGATAGTTTCATATTTATGAGTGTCTTTATTATACTGTCGAGTATATACTTGTTTTTTAATTTCCATTTTAAATTTCCTTTCTAATGTTACTTTTAAAAAACTTTATGACGGGATTGATTGTTTTGATTTATAGTTTAACAGAAGTAAAACAGTCAACCCCACCATAAAAAAGGGTTAGATTAATTTCTAACCTAACCCGATTAAATTATATATTTTTTTAATTGTCAAATATTATTTTTTAAACTGGTATTTATTCCGAATTGAAGAAATAATATTATTCTCGTTTAAATCGGTTAAAATATATTTTACTTCTTCAACTGGTAACCCAGACCGCCGAACAATAGAATTTAATTTTAACCCATTACTTGAATTTTTAATGACAAATAAAACAAGTTCTTTGTGTGCGAACATTTGACTGTTGACCTTGTATTTTTGCCAAGCTTTCGACAAGTTCACCGTCAGTTCATGTATGCGAATTGCTGAACGACTAGTGTTGTGTTTTTGTCTTGCGTTGTTGCTGACAGTTTCCAATGCGTCTAATGTTGTGTCAATGTTTATAGCTTTCATGTTATTCTCCTAAAGAAAAATTGCATAAAGAATTATCACAATGAGCAGAAGTATTAATATTCTCCAAATAAACATTAATAATCCCATAGTTTCAGATAAACCTCTCATTTAAGCAACCTCTAAAACTTTCCAACTATCACATTCAATAACAGTTCTTACTTCATCATTTCGAGTTCGCTGAACACTTGGTTTATCTGCGGTTGATTTCCCCGAACGAATTTTAACAAGCTTATTGTCAATTTCTTTTTCAATAGTTTCATCAGTATGGGTTGCCCAATGCGTCAAAGCATTATAACCCGCCCACATAGTCTGTCCAAGTTCAGTTTGTTCTTTCTCAAACCTATCCAGTAAATAATTAAGCTTAGTTTCATTAACTGGATTAGTTAAATTTAACTCTGCAGATTTACCTTTCTTTTTACAAATGGTTTCTTTAAGCACATTTCCAAACTGTTCAATATCCATTTTAGAATTAACCCAGTTATCCATCTGTTCTGATTGGTTAGTCCAATGTTCCAAACCAATACTTGCCTTAGTCATTAAAGCGGTAGTCGATAAGTTACGAGTATGTTTTGCTATTTGATGATAAGATTTTTGCCCACCGAATACCAT